ATCAATTCTTGCGTCAGAATTTGGTCTTCGTAACGTGTGCCAAGGTAATGCTCAGGGGCTTCGTCGCCCATGATCAATTCAGCAATGACGTTGTGTAGAAGTGTGCCTTCGTCAGCGTATTTGTTAGAAGGTTTGGGCGGCATCTTTTGCACCATGGCCACACTGCCGGGGCAGTTGATGACGCGCTTTGCTGTTGAGCCGCCGACTATATTTGAGTGTTGCACTGTACTGTCCTTTAGTTAATGAGACTCAAATATAGCACAGAAATAATTGTTGTGCAAATCTTTTTTACATGTATACTTCATAACATGAGAGAAAAAGAAATTGAAGTTTATTTTGATTGGGTGGTGCAACGCATCGGTGGCCGGACTTGGAAGTTTACTTCGCCTGGACGCAAAGGTGTAGCAGATCGCATTGCGTGTTTACCCGATGGCCAGACATGGTTTGTGGAACTCAAAACCAAAGGCGGCCGCATGTCTGAACTGCAAAAATTATTTCAGTCAGAGATGGCGCTGTTGCGTCAAAACTACGCATGTTTGTGGACTAAGGAACAAGTTGATGGTTTCATTACGACCGTATCAAGAGACAGCCGCTGACTTTCTCTTTGAGCATGACCGCGCCATGATCTTGGCGCCGGTGGGTGCGGGTAAGACAGCCATCACACTGACGGCCATGTGGGAGATGTTGCGCGACGGCCACGTCAAGCGCTGGCTAGTGCTGGCGCCTAAACGCGTCTGTACCGACGTGTGGCCAATCGAGCGCCCCAAGTGGGCTGACCGCATTAGCATGGCTCTGTGCGTTGGCACACCTAAACAGCGCTTGGCGGCGCTAAAAGGCAACGCCCAAGTGGTTGTGACCAACTACGACAATTTGCAGTGGCTGGCCGAGCAAACGCTGAACTTTGATGGCGTGGTGTTTGACGAACTGACAAGGCTCAAGAACCCGTCAGGCACACGTTTTAAAGCGTTCCTTAAAGTGGTTGACCCCATGACAACGCGCTGGGGCTTGACCGGCTCGTTTACCAGCAACGGCTTGGAAGATGTTTTTGGCCAGTGCAAGATCGTTGATCAAAGCCTGCTTGGCCGGTCTAAGGGCGCGTTCATGCAGCAATACTTTGTGCTGATCAATAAAGAGTTTGGCGAATGGGCGCCCAGAGTGGGTTCGCTTGAGAAGGTTATGAACGTGATCAAGCCTGCCACATTTGTCTTGGAGGCAGGCGAGTATAAGGACAAGCTGCCGCCTTTGCATACTGTTGAGGTCAAGTGCGACATGGATTTGACGCCCTACCAGACACTCAAAAAAGACTTTGTGCTGGACGGCATCACAGCCATCAACGCGGCGGTTGTCACCGGCAAGCTACAACAACTGGCGTCAGGTTTTGTTTACGACACGACCACTACGCCGTCTGACTCGCCTGGCAAGTTTACCGTAACGCAAAAGCCAATCTGGTACAGCATGCACAAGTTTGAAAGGTTAGAGGAAATCATTCAAGAGAACCAACATGCCAACACCATCATTGCTTACACCTACCAAGAAGAACTTGCCGAACTCAAGCGGCGCTTTAACGTCACAACCCTTGACGACGACCGATCCATTGAGCGATGGAATGATGGAAAGGTCAGGCTACTGGCCGTCCATCCAAAGTCGGCCGGCCACGGGCTTAACCTTCAGCACGGCGGCTGTCACATGGTGTTTCTGTCACTGCCGTGGAGTTTGGAATTATACGAACAGACCATTGGCCGTTTGCACCGCAGCGGGCAAAAATACCCTGTGTGGTGCTACATCTTAATGACTAACAAAACGGTGGATGAAAAAATTTGGGCGGCGCTTCACGACAAGCGCGCCATATCTGATATTGCAATGGAGGAATTAAAGTGAAACGATTTGATTTATGGAAGGCCAAACTAAAAATGGCCAAAGCAGAACTGCGCATCAGAGGCCGCGAGGCCAACGCCGCCGCCCGCGCTGTCATTCGCGTACAAACAACAATAACGCAATTGGAGAAGAAAATTGACAACTACCTGGCGAAGCCTTAACAACGAATTAAGCCGTCTGAGCGAAGAAGAAGTCCTCAGATTGCTCAATGAAGAACGTGAGGGCGCCAAGCGCGCCACCATGCTTCAGCGCCTTCACCAGCGCTACAACACCCTGCGCGTAGCGCGGGAGAGACTAGAACTACTCAAAGGAGCAACACAATGTTAGAAAAACCACCTTATTCAAAAATTAGTTATCCCTCTGTGGCAAACAAGGATTTCAAATGGGAGTCTGGCTCAGACGTCCAAGCCATTTGGCGCAAGTACGGCTGGACGCCGCCGTCTGAGACTATGACCCCGCCGCCACCGCCAGCAGAAAAGTACATTGAGCCTTTGAGGAGAGTCAGGTAAATGCCACGCCCCAAACCACCTGAACCACTATTAGGAAGACAAGTTCGAATGTCAGATAGACATTGGATGATCTTGCAAGAACTTGGCGGCGCTGAATGGCTGCGCAAAGAATTGGATAAAAAAGCCAAGATGCCGGCCAAATATTACCGCCGTGAATTAGACGCACCATCAAAGAAAGAAGTCAATGACTAAGGAGAAAAATGAGTTACATCATTGCATCGCTGCCGCCAGTTAAATGTTTTGTAAAACGCGAGTTTTTATACAATGACCACAAAGGCCACGGCGAGTTGGAGCCGGCCATCTGGGTCAGCCTCAAAGCCTTGCGTGGCCAAGTGTTTAGAATTGAATCGCTGTTGCCGGCCTACGGCGCCTTGTATGACAAGCTGCCGATCCACGCTTACGTCTGGCATGCAGACGCCGGCAACTTGCCGATTGACACGCTTCAACTGTGGGACTGTATGGGCTACCGATTTACCATCCTTGAAAAGATTGGCCTACGCAATCTAGGCGTGAAGTTCTTGGGCAAAGACCGTGAGTGGCACTTTGGGCGCTATCTGTTTACGGTGGACTTTTGCGCCGATGGCATGGACTTGGACACGGGCTTTACCGAGCAGGCCGAGGAACACAAATCGTTTAATTGGATTGCGCTGGACAACGGCCAGTTTGCCTGCCAGCCCAACAACCGATGCCTGTGGTACGACCAGAGCCTTATCCCTGCTGAGACAAAGTTCCCTGACTTTCAAGCAGCGCAAAGATTGTGGACGGTTGACGGCACACGCAAGTGGTCAGCCGGCGATGATTGGTTCTACGATATTAAGGCGAGAAATGACTAACAGCCCAGACTTTGCAACGTGGAGCCAGGCTAACTTGGCCAAGTTTGCCGAGGAAGCCTACGCCAAGTTATGTGAGCAAGACGACCGCATCCAGCACTTGCAATGCGATCTGAAGACCGCCATTGAGGCTTACCGAGCGCTAAGTAAGGAACACGGCGCGCTCATCAATGCGTCGGTTTTGAAGACCCCGTAAGACTTTGCCGCCAGCCATGCAGTATTTCAGAAGTTCTTCGGCAGCGCCGGCCATGTCGCCTCGGAGAACTTTCTGGCGCATGGTTGAGCGTTGCAGTGTGCCTAGCCCAACATTGAATGAAAACGATACAAGTGCGTCAAACTGTCCTTGAGTAAGAGGCACAGGACAATAAGTGGCCACGCCTTTCTCAAACCGAGCAAGATCGGCCCTAAGAATTGCATTTACTTCGTCTTTTGAAAACGCGCGGTTATCTTCTGGATGAAGCGCGTAACCGCCTCTTTGATCAATTGGCATCTTGCCTTGATTTGGGTAAAGAACATGGCCTACTCCTATTGTCCACAGCTTTGCTGGGCACTGGTATGGTTTAAATCGAACACCCTCATGGTGTTTGATCATTTCAATTGTCTTGGCGCTGACGTTCATTTGCCAAACGCCCGGCCACCAAAGTGAAACGCAATGATGCTGGCAAAGAGCGCCTGGGTGTCAGAGTCCCATAGCATTTCGGCCAACTCCACAAATGTAGCACCACTGTGCCAGCCGTAGGCAAACAGGCCGATGTCTACAAACAACAGCAAAAAGAAGAAACCGTAGGTAATGACAGGGCGAACGCTGGCGCGTAGGTTCTTCATCCACTGGCTTGTGCCTTCATTCAGGCTTGTGTCGTGGGTGTAGATGGCCTGCATTTCGGCCTGTTGCGCGCCAATTAGGATTTGCTGGGTGTTGGCTGCGCTTTCGGTTGCCAACTGTTCTGACCGAATATGCTCAATGCGCTCTTGCGCCTCAAAGCCAGCCTTGCGCAATTCCAACTCGCGGGTAATTTGCATCTGCGCCAGCGCCAACTCATGGACTTTATCGGCGCGGTCTTGAAAGAAGTCCAGCAGCTTGGGCAAGCCGCCCATCAGAAAAGAAATCAGGGTTGATAGTAATGTCAGCATTTAGAGTCCTTTTTATCGTCATTCTGCATGAGTTTGATACCAGACAGGAACCCAATCATGCCGCCTATAAGAGTAGAAAAAGCGGGTGAAATCATTTTGAAAATCTCGGCGTTGTCCACCTCTTTGGCCCACAGCCCCAACATAAAGCTGATTACCATGGCCAATACAGAGATACATAGGGTTGTGCTTACCATGAGTGTGACGTACAACGTCAGCTTGTCCCTTGTGTCCGGTGTGGGCTTCGAGGGAGTTTTGGGTATCGGTTTCTTGGTCATACAAGGGCATCAATTTTTCGTTTCAAATTGGTAATGTCAATGTTTATCGTGATCTGTCGCATTCTGTATTCGTAAATCTCATACTCATACTGGTGGAACTTTTTGACTTGTTGATCCACTTGCACTTGAACCGCACGTTCAGCGTTTAACTTGTCTACCCGTTTGGCAAAAACTTCTGCCTGCAAATTGACTTGCGGCAGCACCACCGGATACCATTTGTCGTAACTGATCTTCACTTCTTTTCCCGATCAAGCGCATCTTTGTATCCATGAATAACTTTAGTTCTGAGTTCTGCCGAGTCTGCCGCGCCAGCCCACTCTGACAAGTTGTTCCACATCACCACATAATCTTGGGATCGACAATGCTGCGCATTGTTTGTTAGCCACATAGACATCTGCTGATGGCGCTCGGACGGGTTGTGGATTGTGTAAGCAATTGACCAAAACTCGCGCACATAACAGCCATTCTTGGCTACGGCTCCAACTAGCCCCAACAGCAGTAACAGAATGAGCCAACGCATTTACCACGCCCAACTCCATGCAATTATGTAAGTGCCAAAGATGACGAAGGCAACTAAAAGAACCGCCGCAATGAATGCTTCGGCCCAATCTTTCATTTGTCGACCTTGTTGTCCAGTTTGTCAAAAATCTTGCCAAGCATTTCTTTGACTTCGCGCATGTCAGCCCGGTAGTCATCCCGCGTGACGTAGTTCAAAGGCATCGCCCGAACGTCGGTGTCTAGGCGCTCAAGCGATCGGTAAATGTTGTTTAACACCCAGCCACCTAGAAAGCCTGCCAAACTAACCGCAATGTTAAAAAGAACTTGCGTGTCCATTATCGGGCCAATGCGTTTTGGTTTTCAGGTTCTGCGCGGCGTGACATCTCAGCGCCAAGCGCCCGTGTGCCGGCCAATCCTGCGGCAGTACCGACGCCAGGCGTGGCCGCACGGCGCGTCGCTTGCAATTTAATAGCAGCCTCAATTTGATCAGCGGCTATGGCAGGGTTGGTTAATTCACGGGCAATTTCTAGCGCAATCTTATCGTCCATACGAAGCGCTAGGCGCTTAACGACATTGTTAAACACCGTAATTGGTACTGACAAAAAGTTTGGTAAAGGCAAGCCAGCTTCTCTACCAGTTTTTGTGGCCAAACTTTTAATGTCAGTGCCTGCGTCTGCGCCAGCTTTTACCAAGCGCTGATATTCACCTTCACGCAACAAATCTTGCCGCACAACGTTTACATGGCTTAATTGTTCGGGCGTAAAACTTCTGGTCAATTCACCAATTCTTTTTTCTACCGCAAGCGCGTTAGTGCCTGCTGGTAAGGCTGGCGCCAACCTATTACCACTAGCTTTTGCAAGTTCGTCAATTTTTGCTAATCGAATAGCGTCTTTTGCAACAACACCAACGCGTTGGCTAATGTTCATACCCGCGTCATCAAGAATCTTAAGCGGCTCTGCGTACTTTTTCATAAACGTAGCATGCGCTTCAGGTGTTACAAAACCAGTAGCGTCCGTTACTTCACGGCGGTACAAGTCTTCAATGCCGGTCCTTGCAATTTTCATTGCGTCTGGGTTTTTGTCAAACAAACGCAAGAAGTCCTTAGCTTCACTTTCACCCTTGGGCTGAAAGTATCTGCTAACAACATCTTCTGGTTTGATTTTGGTTTCTTGCAAATTTGTTTGCTTAAACAAGTTTGCATTGATGCCTTCTTTAAAGCGAGGCGCGTATTGTGTGCGATAAGTGTCCAACGCGCCTTTGTACAGCGTTTTGGCTTCATCAGGTAAAGCAGTGCTTGACTTAACGGCGTCGTCAATTGCAGCATGTAACTGCTTTAAATTGCGCAGGGTTGTAGCCGCCATAGGCGCGTTGCTTGATGAAGCTGCCGCAATATCTGCATTGATGGCTTTGCGAACATCATCAAGTTGCAACAGCGTTGCTTCCGGTGTTGCGGGAGGAGGCGTGGGCGCCCTTGCAGTTTTAAAACCTGCTTTACCAACAGTCACTGCTTCTGCTTCAGGCACAGAAGGTATAAACCCACGCAGTTTGCGTACAGTATCTGGCGCAGTTTCAGTAGCAAAACT